TTCCGGCATCGTGACTTCCGGCAGATCTATAACTATTAAGTCAGCTATCTCCGAAGCTGTTGGATAATCTGCTTTTTCTGCTACCGGTATTTCAGTTGGTAGCATAAAAAAACCATATAGACAAACAACAGCAACTAAACATAAAGTTGTATATTGAATCCAATTTGCTTTTTGTGATTGCATTTTATAATACCCCCATTATAAATAAAGTAATATTCACGAGTATATAAAAGTATTTATTTTATATAAAATTAAGCAGGATACCCAAGACTTTAGGCTTGGGAGGAATGCCGTGCTTCAGATTGCATAGCTTCCTGCTTGACCTCCGTAGCTTTTAATATCTCTAAACATAGTTTTGATGGTATAACACTTCTTTCTTTTGCACCCTTTAAACATTGAGTTCCTGTCTTTGAACCTCTTGGTGCAGATACATGGCATTTATCTCCATTCTTACATCTTTTTCCAATCCAGTTTATATTAGTCCATAAATTAGTTGGTTTCATCCTTTTATCTCCATATTGACAATAGGTTACAGTTTGTCTATTAATTTCTGTCATAAATTTCCTCATAACTCCTCTTGGATTTTCTATAACATAAAAAGTTGGTTCTAATTGTTTAATAATTTCTTTTGTTTTCTCTAATATCTTTAAACCTATTTCTGATTGTTTAGATTTAGGAATATAAGCATTTTTCCCACCTTTCCAATGAGTAGATATACTTGCCACACTAAAAGTTGTACAGGGAGGAGATGCCCAAATCATATCTGGATGTCTAAATTCTTCTGGTAACATTTCAACTTTAAAATTTAAGATGTCTATACATAAATCTGGATTGAATTGTTTATCAAAATCAATAGTAAAAACCTTATGTCCCCTTTCTTTTGCTACATTTGAGAAACTTGCAGTTCCACTAAATAATTCTAATATTTTTAGTTGTTTTTTCTTTTCCATAGTTCGTTAAGATACCCTACCCTTTAGGGTATGGGAGTATGTCATTTAAAAACTTGTAATTTTTTCCACACTTCCAACACTATTCTTAAAATGTAAATTCGCTCCGCTTACAAATAAAGAATTATTAGGTGTAGAATTATTTGTAACATTCCCAAAAGCTAATCCATAAGCTCCGCTTATTTTTATATGTCCTCTAAACATACCTGCTCCACTTACTGTTAATCTATCTGTTGGTGTCGTTGTACCTATCCCGACATTTTCCAAACTATCAATCCTTACCGCTTCCGATAAATTACCCCCATGAGCTCTACTGTATAAAGCTAAATATCCCCCATAATTCCCCGCTGTTCCGTTTTGTTTTCTTCCTGCTATTCCTGCAAAATGTGTTTTAGTTGTTCCTGTATATGCTCCCCCTAGACCTATTGTTCCACCTTTATCAATAGCGGCCGAATCAGTTGTTAAAACTTCAAAATTTTGCCAATTAGATACTAATGCATTTCCCCCCCAAATCTCTGTTTTTGCATTTGGTGATGTCGTTCCAATACCTACATTCCCCCCATAACGTACGACAAAATTACTCCCGCTTATTGTTTGAGTAGCTATATGATTCCCTAAATTATCCCCTACAATATTCCCCCCGCTTAATGATCCCTGAATATTTAAATCTCCCAGAACAACCGCTCCCGAAGCTATCTCTTTTGTGAATAAAACTTTTGTCTTAATGTGACTATCTATATTTTCCCTGCAATTATCAAATCCTGCATTTCCCTGATCCTTAAAATTAATTCCTTTAATCGGACTGCTAAATGCGTTTAAAATTTTTTTTGCTGTCATAATAATAAGAAGTATATCGAGTATAAATAATTTATGATGAAGTAACTATGCTCCATGCTGTACCTGTCCAATAAACTAATTCCGCACCGCTTATCCCGATTGTATAATTTGCTCCGCTGATTGATGTATCTACCTTCGGTAATGCTATTGCTCGTGGCGCGATATTATCTGTTTGTCCTGTACTCATTTTATGCTCCTTCTACACTAAACACCCAAACATTTTTATTTGAATCAACAAGAAAGTTAAAACTTCCTGTATTTAAATTCGTCATTGCGTTTAAATGATTTTTAATATTTTCAGTATCACTTATTAAATAAGCTCCCGATACTGTAACTTCTCCGGCGCCCATTTATCTTTTCCCCTTTGTTTTAATTTTAGTTTCTTTTTCGATAGTCGGATTTAATTCGCTGTCTATCTCCTCTTTAAATTCATTATAATATTCTTCATAAGCATAATTATTTTTTGTTAAGAATAATTTCCCGAGTGCTTTTCTTGTTTCCTTACTCATTTAAACAGCGGTGTTAGAAATAAGACACACAGCTTTAGGATTTTTAAGCTGTGGTACACCTACCTCCCAAGCTCTAATTGTTATTTTGATGCCGGGGTCATATATTGTGTCTACTATTAAATCCTCTGCGCTTTTCCATGTGCAAGCTTCCCCGCCAACTACAATTAAAGCATAATCAGCTGTAACAGAATTACTTACAATAATATTTAATCCTAATAATCTCCCTACTCTTCCATTTCTTGTAACATCATCAGTATAAAATTGGCCTGCATTTCTTATATTTGGATTACCTAATAAATTTCTGAAGTCTTTAGGATTCAATAATAAATAAGCTCCTTCAGGATTATAATTTTCTTCGGCTATTGTTTGTTTTGCATTTAATATATTATCTATCGGATCCCTGTTTGCGATTGTTGCACTATCCCATTCATTGCCCGCTGTTATTGCTACTGTGTTTATTCCTGCACTTCCATCTCCCGGAACACTTGTTACTTTATCGCTTATAGTTTCCCAAATCGCAACATCAACACTTTTAGCAATTCCTCTTGATATCCTTAATAAAGTTCTTGCGACAACATCAAACTCATTAGTGTTTGCATCTTCCCAAGAGATAGTTCCTTCAAATGCGTGTTTCTGAAGTCTTGATGAAGTCTCTGTCCAAGTAACTTCTCCGTATGGGAATTTTGATAATCTCGAAACTCCTCTAATATTTCTTGTTCCGCCCGCTGTTAAATCCGATGCTGTTTCTCTAAAATAAGTTTCTTTCCAAGAATTAGACGTTTGTACCATACAAAATTGTTTCATTCTGTATTCCTGCAATGCAAAACCTGTAACTATCTTAGATACATTTTCTTTCCTTAAATCAGCCATTCCAACACTGTCAGCCATTTTTACGGATTAGGTGTTACTAATACCTCTATTACCTCATTCGCTGAACCTGTTTCTAAAGCTTTACCTACTGCTTTACCCGCTGCGATTTCCGCTTCGGTTGCATCTCTTATAAGGTTAGCTCCACTTAAAGCAACTTTTGCTCCGAGTGTTACACCAGCTCCAGCATTTACTTTTAAATCAAAAATTCCAAAAGTATAACATCCTAAATTTGTCTGTCCGTCTGAAGCGACTTTTTCGCTCGCAGAGATTCCAGCAAATATAGGCCCTGTTGAGTATGCTCCACTCACTTTTCGTGCATCCTGCAACATTAATAATGTTCCTTTTTCAATAGCTACCTGGTCATCAACCGAAAAATCTATAACCTCACCCTGATTTCCTAAAAGTTCAATTATCACCGCTTCATTTGGCATGTAGTACCTATGCATCACTTGTATTTAAATGTTTCGGTGTACCGATTTTGTCTCTCACTTCTTCCACAAAATAATTAAATCTATTTCCGACTTCACTTTCAGCTCTAACCATATTACTTTTAAACCACAACCATCCCCCAATATAGCATAGAATCGCGTATACAGCTCCTATGGCGAGAGTTGTCTTTAAATCCTGTGTTGTGACACCCACAATAACAATTATGTATTTTATGTAGTTTGTTAAAGCCCATCCCTTATCTAAATAAGCTTTATGTAAACAGAAAAGATATTGTAATCTAAAGATTTTCTCTTTGTTTTTCTTCGTCAAATTTATCATATTTAACACCTATTGGTATTTTTCCAACATTATAATTCCTGACAATCCTAGGCATAACTTTAGAATAATCTATTTCGGGTATTTTCTTCGCTCCTAATATTTTTCTCATTGATGATGCTAATGCTTTTATCTTAAATCCCCCGTCATAACTAGGTGGCGCATCCCATAAAGTCCTTAATAATGTAGGCATTTGGTCTTCTGGTAAAACCATCTCCCATAATTGAATAGGCCTTACACCTAATTGAACATAATGTAATTGTCCGTTAATCATATAAGGAAAATATTGTGCTTGTAAATCCTGTATTAGTGCGTCTACTTCGTTTTTAATTCCCCGTGTTATTAAGTATAAGTGCATAATCCAAACTATCTATTTTATTTTTATAATAGTAGACTCCAAATTTAATTATATTGTTTGCTTTCTGTATGTCATCATCATTTATAAATTCTTTTATTGCTTTATCAACTGCCCAATCAATAGCTTTATAAGTTCCATACTGATATCCCCAAATAAATCCAATTAAAAATGCAATTAAACATAAACCAATTACAAAAATTAAAGTTCTCATGTTAAAATATCTTATTTAAATTTCCTTCTTTCAAAAATCTATTTGCGTATTCTTCTGGTGTTTCTTCTTTAACTTGTTCATTCCCCGCTCCCGCTAAACTCTTCCCCTGCAATCTTGCTTCCGCTAAAAGTTTTTCTTCTTTCTCTAATAATTTTTCTTTTTCTTTATTTGCTTTCTCTAATCTTTCAGCGGCTATATTTGCTTTGTCTATTATCGATTCTGTTTTTGTTTCTTCTTCTAGATTTTTTAGCTCTTCTTCTTTTTCTTCTATTTCATCCATTCTTAACCCCCTTGTAATGTTTTTAATTTACTTCTTGATTTATATATCTTATCTTCCAGCTCTTTTATTTTTAGATCTAATTCTTTTTTCTTTTTAAGAAATGCAATTTCTTTTTCTAAATCTTCTTTTTTAACCATTTGCTTTTTTTAATTCCATCTGTAATTTATTTATTTTATATTCTTTTAAAGCTTCGGATTTTTCACTTTTTAAATCATCTAATTCTTTTTCCATTCCTCTTATACTCCCTCTTAATTCATCAATCTCATTATCTTTTGCTATGTCTATTCTCTCAATAAATTTTCTCTCTAAATTTATATCAAATCTTCCTTTTATTATATTTGTCCTTAATACAGTATGGAATGGCGCAATTAAAGGATTGAGTTTTATTGATGTTTCAACTAAAGATTCCGCAACATCTACCCATTTAATAACTTCATCAATCTGTCTTAATGCTTCTGACTTTGATATGATTCCCTGATTAACCGCTTCTTTTAATTTTTTTACAGTAAAGTTGCATCCTGTTATTATATTATCTTCCGCTAACCAAACCATCATAGTATCCACACCCGCAACTCCCGTTCCAACTTTCAATGCCGTCGAAATTCCCGCACTCCCGATAATTGCTTCTGCTCCCGCAACAGTAAACCCAAATGCTCCAGCTAAACCCCCCAATGCTAAAGCACTTCCCAACGCTATTGTTGTATTTGGACTTGCTAAAACTCCCAATAATCCCGGTAAATCTTTCGCTCTTTCTATCTGACTTTTTATAGAATAAAAATCATCTCCCAGCTTAACCGGTTCATCTCCTAATTTAACCGGTTCCTTTTCTTCTTCTTTTTCTTCCGGTTCTTCTCCTTTATATGTTATGTTTAAAATAACCGAATGAGTTTCAATTATATTATTTCCGTCTTTAACTTTTAAAATTAATCTTAACTTCATCGCTTTATTAATTTCATTAGTGTTATTATGTCCGGTCCAAAAATAAAATATTAATTCTTTATTGTCTCTTACCGACGGATTTGCTATAATTGCTTTGGGTGTATTGCTCTGAAATTCTAATTGTTTATTTTCGTTATGGTTCCAATGTTCAAATTCTAATTGTAAAACTTTATTATAATTCTTTGATTCAACTTTTAAACCTACCACTTCATGCTTTAAAGGGTATTCATCTAAACTTATTGTATCTCCATCTTTGAGAAATATTTTATCATAATTTACTTTTTCTCCGTCGCTCTTGCTAAATGTAGGGCCCGGACTTTTAAATTTATAAGGTGTTATATTAAATATCATTCTTCTTTTTCTTCTTTCGGTTCGTATGTTTCTAATTCTCTTTCTATTATCTCAATTTCTTTATTCATTTTTTTTTTCCTCGTAAACTCGTTTGCTGAAATAATAACCAATAACCAACGCAATCGCCGTGTCGATTAATCCATTCATCCCTATAAATTTACAGATAAATAAAGCTATGATAATTATCATAGCATTTATATCCCGCATATATAGTTTCATGGTTTAGTTTCTGATTTTCTTTCTGTATTTAAATTAGAATCTTTTCTTTCGTCTTTCTTCATATCTTCTTCTAAACTTGCCGGAAATGTTAATTTAAATTTTATGCTTAATTGGTTTTCAACTTGTTGTTCTACAAATCTTTGAAGTTTTTCTATTGTCTGCTGATATGCTAAATAAATAATCTTTGCGCTTGCTTCTGTTGTATTCGCTCCCCATCCTAATATTATTTCCGGCATTCCCAACGCTGTTACAAATTGCCTTACTAAATAATTTAACCATGGCAATGGGTCTAAAGTACTCCCTTCCGGCATCGACATAGTTTTTAATTCTCCAACTGTTCCTTTAGGAATTATTATATTTTCTGATTTTTTATAAGCTTGATTTAATTTTGTCTGCAATATGTTTAATTCTGTTGCGTCGTCTGTACTTGCTTCTATCCAATGAATAGGTTTTATATATCTGTGGAATAAAACTCTTTGGTCCTGCATACTTTCATTTCTCATTTCAATAAGTTTTTCTGCTTTTTCCGCAAATGGTATTCCGTGTATTTCATCCGCTATCCTGTTCCATGCTAAATGAAAGATTTCTTTTGTTTTAAATTTATTAATGACTGTTATTTTTCCCGTCATCGGATTCCTCATTATCTGTTCGTATCTATCAATGATTCCATATCTATTTGCTATGATTCTCATGCTTCCCGGATTCAAAGGTTTTATATTTATAACTCTCCCCGCTGAATCTCTCATTATCTCACTGAAACTATCCCCCCCTATCAACATTGTTCTTATAAAATTTTCTAATAAAGAATTAAAATCATCTTTTCCAAATCCTCTAATAGAATTAATTTTTTTCATATTTTTTTCATCAGCTTTAAACCCTCTTCCAACTGTCCAACTCCCTAGTTTATCTACAACTGACTGAAACTCTGGAATTTGTTTATAATAACCAAACCATTTACTCCAATCCGGAGTATAAGCTGTTTCAAATCCCGTTACTCCATCCGTATCTAAATTACTTACAGAATAACTATCAATAAATAAATTTTTATCATTATACGCACTTGTCTCGTCATACTTGACATTTGACATGGTCGTTGTGTCTGGATTCTGTCTTAAGTCTCCCATGTGATATTATGTTATTTAATGTTTATAAATGTTATTGCGGATTAAACTCCATACTTATCCATTGAAAATTTGCGATTATGCTTCCCCCAATGTTAGTATTCAATTCTATAGAAAAACCCATATTTTGTGATGTGGATATATTTGTTTTAATTG